CTATAGTGAGTGATTTAGTTCTATTTTTTGATGTTTAAATAACCTATCCACCAGTAATTCCAGTTTATAAAAATCCGTCAGAGGATAAAGATTAACAATATCTTCTTCAAAGTTCGCTATACCAGATAATTTTTCTTTTTTCTTTAAATAATCAATGGCTTTTTTCTGTTCATTTGATATATCAAACTGATTTTGATAATCCAAAGTTTTTAGTACTTGCCATGACATTGGTGCTGTAAACTCAAAGTATGACCCAAGTTTCGGACAGAATTCATGCTGAATAGATTGCTTATAAGTTGCTTTAGGGGGAAGTACAACATTTACTGAATATTTACTACTGCGAGATTTAGGCATTTTTGTAGAGTAATACGCTATTCCAGCAATGGGCGATTTAGAACGACGACCAATCCATTGCATCAATAAATTAGGTATTATATATTCGGTTGTGAACGATGAATTATCAACGCGTTTTAAATAACTGCAGGCAATCAGCAAAGGCCAAAATATTAGATATGAAGCTTTGGTTCTGTTCTCTTGATATATATCATTGTCATTTTCTGTAGTTTTTATAGGAAGTGATAGGTGAGGTGATGCAAAATTTAGTATTTTAGAATTATTGTCATTGGTTATAAATGAAGAGATATATAGCTTATCAAAATCTGGTTTACCCATTTCTTGCCAGCAAACATACAGTGATGTGCCAAGGTATAAACATGGTTGTCCTGCTACAGAATATCTCTGGGCGTTAACTAAATGTCTCTTTGAAAAAGGAATATGGAATATTTGCTCATGTTTTACTAATGGTGTCTCTGATTTTCTTACTCGATAAAGTGGTTTTTTTTCATTGCATATATCTTTTAATAAAACACTGATATGATTAAGTTTTGATATAGTGGCTTCTTTGGACATTATCTCATCAAATGTATCGTATGCTTGTTTTATGTCTCCAGATAAAAATTCTTCAAAAGTTTTTTGTATGTATGAGTGTATGCGCTCTACTTTTGTATGTAATCCATTGAGATATTTTCCGCAACCATTTATATCTTCTTTGATAGATTCATTGATGAGATTCATGTAAGTTTTACAGCGATTAGAAAAGTCACTGGCTATGTCGCCCTCAATATTGAAAGGAGGATTTAGAACTTCGTGTTTTAATAATTTTTCTAAAAAATTATTAATCCATACGGTGTTTTTTTTCTCTTCTTCTATTTTTTGTTCATTCAGTTTTATTGTGTCCATATTCTACTCTATAAAATTTAAAGGGTTTTTAGTTACCGCATCCCCCAGGTGCTCTGGAGAAAAATGCGCGTAAATCATCGTCATCTTTATATCGGCATGGCCAAGAATATCGCGCAGTACAAGTATATTTCCGCCGTTCATCATAAAATGGCTGGCGAATGTATGGCGCAGCACATGTGTGCACTGGCCCTCAGGCAAGTCGATACCGGCTCTTTTTACTGCACGCTCAAAAGCTTTTCTGCATGGGATGAATAGTTTCCCCTTGTTTTTTGGGAGTTCGTCATACAGCGCATGAGATATTGGTACGGTTCGGTTTTTCTTGCCTTTGGTTTTGGTATAGGTGATCCGGTATTTTGATAACTGATGGCCCTGCAGGTTTTCGGCTTCACTCCAGCGTGCGCCGGTAGCCAGGCAGACCTTAGCGACCATTAAAAGGCTGGGGCTTTGAGAGTCAGCGCAGGCATCAAGTAAGCGTTTAATTTCGTCCGGGGCCAGGAACGCCAGTTCTCCCTCTGCTATTTTGAATGTTGGCAGCCCGGCGAGCGGGTTAGGCGCTGACCAGTGGCCCAGCTTTTTCAGGGTGCCAAAAACTGATGATAAGTTACGCTGTTCTAGGTTTACCGTGCGGGGCTTTACTGGCGACATCAGCGCGCCGTCTTCGTTACGTACTTCACCTTTTAATCGTGCTTCGCGATATTTTGTAAAGTCACCGGCGGTTAACTCAGAGGCGACGGGATCGCCCAGGCCATTGCAGATAATATTCAGTTTCGCCATCAGGCGTTTGGGGTCTGCGAGCGTCTGCCCGTAAAGGGAGTGCCACAGCTCAATCAATTCTGACAAACGCCGCCGATCTTCCTTTTCACCCAGCCACGGCTTTTTGTTCACTTCATCCATAGTGAAGTTTTCGAATGCTATAGCCTCGCCCTTTGTCGCAAATTGCTTGCGAACGCGCTTGCCGTCACGCCCGTTCGGATAGCACTCGCACAACCATTTTCCATTAGGTTGTTTTCTGATCGTCATATCAAAGGCTCTTGATTATTTTTAAAACTCTGCCTACGACCTCGATATCGTCGAGGCTACATTCAAAGGATGATTCTTCTTGGTGAACGACCAATCTGTTACCTGGTAAACGTGTTAGCTTCACGATGCTTTTTATGCCGTCAATATCTACCAACCACATGCCGTTAACAGGAGGGGTTTGGCTCAGATCCACTAAGTAAGAATCTACCGCAGTATTTACAAGCATTAGGTTGCTTGGTTCTGCAGGTAGCAAGCTACTGTCAATGATTGCTTTTCCCGCCTCGATCAATAAACCACCATTAAGGGTTGCCTTGTCAATCTCGGGGGATACCAGTTCCGAGAGGGGTTTAACTTTGTTTGAGTTCACGAAATTGATATCTTTTTTTGGGCCAACTTTTGAACTGGGTTCACCTTGTCCAGTAGTGAGCCAGAGTAAGGATGCTCCGGTTTCTAAAGCACACTGGATCACCCATTCAGCCGGAAAGCTATCTCTTAAGTATCTGTTTGCCATGGTGCTTTTTGAAGCGCCAAGGTGATCACACAATTGTTGTCTGGACTTAAAACCATATGCGGCCATTAGCCTGTGAATGGCCTCTCTTCCACCCGTATTCTCGCCAGCCCTTACATGTATCATTTATTGATCCTGTTGACGTATCAAAAATTGGATCGTAGTATCTCGATTTATCAAGTATTGAACTGTTAAAAACAAGATAAAACGACTTAATTCAAACCTTAACTGAGAGATACTGCACTATGAGTACTGATATTTCAATTCGTGTACCAAAAGAGATGGCAACTCCTGCAGAGTTCGCGGAATGGGAAGGTATTTCACGCGGTTCTGTTTATCAAAAAATTCACCATGGAAAACTAGCTAAGTACATGGTAAAGAAAGAAAAAAATAAAGGTCGTGTAAGTTTGCGTTACCTGATGTACAAAACCGATCAGGTTCGTGAGTCCCTTGGTCACTCCAACTTCCGCATCATCGTTGGTCAGTAAGTCCAATTATGAGAACTTTTGGAGCGACGAACATGTTTGATTTCAGGATTTCCAAACATCCACATTTTGAAGAGGCCTGCCGGGCTTTCGCGCTGCGTCATAACATGGCGAAACTGGCAGAACGCGCGGGAATGAATGTCCAGACACTGCGTAATAAGCTAAACCCTGACCAGCCGCACCAACTTACCGCACCGGAAATCTGGCTGCTTACTGATCTGACCGAGGATTCCGCATTGGTTGATGGTTTCCTGGCGCAGATCCACTGCCTGCCGTGCGTGCCGCTAAACGAAGTCGCTCGGGAGAAAATGCCGGACTACGTACTGAAAGCCACGGCAGAAATCGGCCGCGTAGCTGCTGGCGCTGTTTCCGGCGAAGCGCACACAACGGCAGGGCGCCGCCAGATTGTTGATAGCATCAATTCAGTTACTCGACTGATGGCATTAACCGCAGTGACGTTGCAGGCGCGCCTGCAGGCAAGCCCGGCGATGGCCAGCACCATTGATACAGTCACTGGCCTGGGTGCCTCGTTTGGTTTGATCTGAGGTGGCTATGTTGACTAAACAACCATCACTCGCATCGCTGCTCGTTAAGCAAAGCCCATCACCTCATTTCGGGCATGGCTGGATCATGGGGAAGGATGGCAAGCGCTGGCATCCGTGCCGCTCGCAGGATGCGCTGCTGGCTGAACTGCGTACTACTAAACAGGGGAAACCATGGCTATTGAAGGCGATTCTGCGACTGTTCCACTAAGTCCGGGGCATCGGCTGGATGGCCTGAATCATATTGCAGAGCTAAGGGCGAAAGTGTTCGGCTTGAACATAGAACCTGAACTGGAGCGTTTTATTAGCGATATGCGGGACCAGCGAGATATTAACCATAAACAGAATGAGCGTGCCTTAGCCGCCATATTCTTTATGGCTAAGATTCCGGCGGATCGTCATAACGTCAATATGAATGAGCTGACGACTGACGAAAAGCGGGAGCTGATAAAAGCAATGAACCATTTTCGTGCAGTGGTGAGCTTATTTCCAAAGCGGCTAACCATGCCGAATTAACCAGTAACAGAAATTAATGGCGTAAACCCGCCGGGCATTCTTTTGCCAAAATTCAGGAGAAACAACAATGCGAAATATAGAAACCCGTTCCAACAAAATCGGCCCGGATGATGCAGGTCTTAACCAGATACTGACAGAGGCCCGCATGGAAGAACGCCGTGCACGTGCTGCGGCAATGGCTGCCCGTCTTGATAGCCTGGCGTGTCACATCACATCGCGCCAGCTTAATCACGTTGAGGCGGCGGAGCTGCTGCGCGTTGCTGCGGAAAACATCCAGAACGAAGCGCAGGAGATCCACTGATGGCTGATTCTATGGACCTCGTACAGCAGCGCGTTGAAGAAGAACTCCAGCGGCACATCCACACCGCCCGCAGTAAAGCGCCGGGCGTTTCCCGTGTCTTGTGCATTGACTGCGACGCACCAATACCGCCTGCCCGCCGCCGCGCTATTCCTGGCGTGCAGTGCTGCATCACCTGTCAGGAAATCGCAGAGCTGAAAGGCAAACATTACAATGGTGGTGCTGTATGAGCACCATCCTGAAATGGGCGGGCAATAAAACCGCCGTCATGCATGAGCTGAAAAAGCACCTGCCTGCAGGCCCGCGACTGGTTGAACCTTTCGCGGGTTCCTGCGCTGTGATGATGGCGACAGAGTATCCTCATTATCTTGTTGCTGATGTGAATCCTGATTTAATTAATCTATACAGTGTCATTAAAGACGACGCTGACCATTTGATATCTATAGCTAAAGACCTATTTGCTAAAAATAATTCAGCAGAATGCTATTACGATATTCGAAAAGAGTTTAATCATGGTCGTGATTGGCCCGCTGTTTGCCGCTCAGCTATGTTTATTTTTCTTAATCGTCATGGTTACCGTGGCTTATGTCGTTATAACCTTAAAGGTCATTTCAACGTCCCATACGGTAATTACAAAGCACCTTATTTCCCGGAAAGCGAAATCAGAGCATTTGCCGAAAAGGCAAAGCGTGCCACCTTCATTTGCGCCAGCTATGAGGAAACATTGGCAATGCTGCAGTCGGGGGATGTTATCTACTGCGATCCTCCGTATGACGGTACATTTTCCACTTACCACACTGACGGATTTACCGAGGATGATCAGTATCATCTGGCGTCTATCCTTGAGCGCCGGGCATCAGAAGGCCATCCGGTCATTGTTTCGAACAGCGACACTTCTCTGACTCGTTCCCTGTATCGAAATTTCACTCATGACCGCATTAACGTAAAGCGCAGCATCGGCGTTGCCGCGGGCGAAGGAAAAAGTGCTGACGAACTTATTGCTGTACTGAAGCCGGGAGTATGGGCTGGCTTTGATCTAGCTGGCGGACCTGATTGCTCTGTCGTGCATGAGGTGCGCGCGTGAGTCATCACGAAGTTGAAAAGCACGGCGGAGCAGAAGATTCCGCCGCTGCTTTTGCCTGGAATATACCTAAAAAGGCGATTAACCCATATCTGGACCCGGCGGAAGTTGCGCCGGTGTCAGCGCTTTCAAACCTGATCGCTCTCTACGCCAGCGACAACGAGCAGGAGCAGCTGCGTCGTGAGGCGATGAGCGATGAGGTCTGGGAACGCTATTTCTACAATGAAGCCCGTGATCCTGTTCAGCGTGAAATGGAGCAGGACCGGCTGATTAGCCATGCCAAAATGGCGCGCGAGCAGCAGCGTTTTAATCCCGATCTGGTCATACTGGCTGACGTTAACGCCATGCCGTCCCATATCAGCAAGCCTCTGCTGGAGCGGATTAAATATTTCCATAGTCTGGGCAGAGCAAAAGCCTATTCCCGCTACCTGCGTGAAACCATCAGGCCGTGCCTTGAACGCCTGGAGCGCGTGCGTGCAAGCCAGGTTTCTGCGTCATTCCGGTTTATGGCGAGCCACGACAGGCTGGAGGGCCTGCTGGTTCTGCCGGAAATGAACCAGGATCAGGTTAAGCGGTTATCTACCCTGGTGGCGGCACACATGAGCATGTGTCTGGATGCTGCCTGCGGTGAGCTGCTTGCGGATGAAGACGTTACGCCGGAAGAGATCCGCCGGTCATGGGAAAGGGTGGCCGCTGAGGCCATGCGCCTTGATGTTATCCCGCCTGCCTTCGAGCGGCTGCGCCGTAAAAAGCACCGCCGTAACCCGGTACCATACGAACTTATTCCGGGTTCGCTTGCCCGTATGCTCTGTGCTGACTGGTGGTATCGCAAGCTGTGGCAGATGCGGTGTGAATGGCGGGAAGAACAGCTGCGCGCCGTCTGCCTGGTTAACAAAAAGGCGTCCCCGTATGTCAGCTATGAGGCCGTGATCCATAAACGCGAACAGCGCCGCAAATCGCTGGAGTTCTTCCGCTCGCATGAGCTGACCAATGAGCATGGCGATACGCTGGATATGGAAGACGTGGTAAACGCCAGTAGCAGCAATCCGGCGCACCGTCGTAATGAAATGATGGCCTGCGTTAAGGGGCTGGAGTTAATCGCGGAAATGAGGGGTGACTGCGCGGTGTTCTATACCATCACCTGCCCGTCGCGCTTCCATGCCACCCTCAACAACGGCAGACCTAATCCGAAGTGGACAAGCGGCACTGTCCGGCAGAGCAGTGACTATCTGGTGCATACGTTCGCCGCTTTCCGCAAGGCGATGCACAAAGCCGGGCTGCGCTGGTATGGCGTCCGCGTTGCTGAGCCACACCATGACGGCACCGTGCACTGGCACCTGCTTTGCTTCATGCGCAAAAAAGACCGCAAGTCCATCACTGCGCTGTTGCGTAAATTTGCCATCCGTGAGGACCGCGAGGAGCTGGGAAATAATACCGGCCCGCGCTTTAAATCTGAGCTGATCAACCCGCGCAAGGGGACGCCTACCAGCTACATCGCGAAGTACATCAGTAAGAACATCGACGGCCGCGGCCTGGGTAATGAAATCAGCAAAGAAACCGGCAGATCACTGCGGGACAATGCCGAACATGTCAATGCCTGGGCTTCGCTGCATCGCGTCCAGCAATTCCGCTTTTTCGGTATACCGGGCCGCCAGGCTTATCGCGAGCTGCGTTTGCTGGCAGGCCAGGCCGCGCGACAGCAGGCCGATAAAAAAGCAGGTGCGCCGGTACTGGATAACCCGCGTCTGGATGCCGTGCTGGCGGCAGCCGATGCCGGGTGTTTTGCCACCTACATCATGAAACAGGGCGGCGTACTGGTTCCGCGTAAACATCACCTGGTCCGCACGGCTTATGAACTCAATGACGAGCCATCAGCCTATGGCGATCACGGCATCCGTATTTATGGCATCTGGTCCCCGATTATTGAGGGCCGGATTTGCACGCATGCGATGAAGTGGAAAATGGTTCGTAAGGCCGTTGACGTTCAGGAGGCGCCAGCCGACCAGGGCGCTTGCGCCCCTTGGACTCGTGGCAATAACTGTCCCCCTGTGGAAAAAATGAACGAAAACGGGGCCGTAAGCGGACAGGATTTACCGGATATTGCGGGTATGGATGAGCGAGATCTGCAGGAGTATCTCCATAGCATGAGCAAAAAGGAGCTGAGGGAGCTAAACGCACGGCTTCGCATGGTTAAGCCTAAGCGCCGGAAAGGGTACAGGCAGGATGTGGATAATCAGCAGCGCCTGCAGCTGGAGTATGAACTTAAATCGAGAGGCTTTGATGGTTCGGAGGCGGAGATCAATCTGCTTCTGCGCGGTGGCAGTATTCCATCCGGTGCCGGTCTGCGTGTCTTTTACCGGAACCAAAGGCTGCAGGAAGATGATAAATGGCGCCAGTGGTACTGATGATGGGGGCGCATTTTTCGCCTTTTTTCTGCTACATCGGACACATCTGATTGAATGATAAAAAGTATTTTACAACTTAAAAAACGTATTATACTGTATGTATATACAGTATTTGTTGTCCGTATGTAGGGATGTGGCATTACATATCCTGTAGTGAGGATCGGAGGGAAAAATGCAGGACTATCTTTTGGAGTCGTTGAAGCTCCAGCGTATTGATTTTTTTATCAAGCTTGTAGCGGCTAGTGAGTGCAGCGATGAAGAGAAGCGGCTTGCTATCCAGTGGGTCTCAGAGCTGACTGATGAATTAATGGCGAAAATCCGTAGCCATGAGTACAGCCGGTCAATGGATGTTTCCAGTTAGAAGGGATGATCTCCATGCGTGTCGAAATAATGATTGATAAAGAGCAGAAAATTAGCCAAGCGACACTGGAAGCACTCGAAACCGAGCTTTACCGCAACCTGACCCCCTTGTATCCCAAAGCGGCGATCCGCATTCGCAAAGGAAGTGCCAACGGTATCGAGTTGACCGGCTTAAAACTTGATGAGGATAAGCAGCGGGTAATGGAAATTATGCAGCAGGTCTGGGAAGACGACAGCTGGCTGCATTAACAAAACGTTGCAGGCGATAAAACTGGTTTTTACCGCCTGAAAGGTTGAACAACGAGCAAGGCGAGGCGTTAGGCTATGGGGTCTAAAGACAGCAATTATCAGGTCGTTTATCGCTATGAGCCATTAATGAAGTATGTCCCGGGTGGCTGGGTGCTGTTTCAGCGGCCAAAATCCTGCGGCGGCGGGTTCTGGCTGGGTAAAACCTATGATGGTGTTTTTATGCTTGAACTTGATCGCCCCGTTCCCTTGAGGGAGGGGATTAAGTACATCATCGTCTCATCTCGAGTGGCTGAAAACTTCATGGATTTTGACGAGGATTTCAGACTAACCTAAAAAAACAAGAGTGCATGACTATGCCGCATGAATCTGCATGATCGTTTGATGGTCGTTTTAGCTCCGGCCCGCCAGTTCAGGCGGGCTTTTTCATATCTCATGCAGGTGCATGAAAACCACTACACAAAGCGGGCAGGCGTGGCGGGGATACGAGCGCGCGCCAATGGAAAGTGCAAGATTGGACTAAATAATTACTGCGATGTATATTCTATTCATTACTAATGAAAGTTACCAATCCACTTAAACATAAGGAATATTTATGGCTAGTGCTCCGGGAGAAAAACTCATTATTAAGTTGTGGGATACCGTTGTTGATAAAGGTATCTGTGGTGTATTCAGAGTAGGTCAGATGAAAAGGGAAGGTTTAGCTAAGGCCATTGTTGCGAGAAATCAAATTATTATGTTGGCTCAGGCCGAAAGAGATGCGGAGAATATCAGATCTGGACTATTAAGAACTAAGGTAGAAGGTAATGATGTTATATTAATACCAAATTCAGAAAAATATGAACCTGTTATCGATCTTCCAGGTATGTATGCTGCTTATGAGCAAGAAATAGTTATGAAGCATATAACCGGGGAAATTAATTTGGCTAAAACAATTTTAAAAGCTGAAGAGGAGTTAAAAGACTGTAAGGATGAAGTGCTCGATGATGAAGTGGATTTAGACTGGATTAATAGATGGAAAGAGTACGCTATTAGTTTTTCAACTGAGGATCTTCAATTGTTGTGGGCTAAAGTTTTAGCCGGTGAAATAAAACATCCAGGAAAGTTCTCCATTAGAACATTGGAATTTATAAAAACATTAACACGCGAAGAGGCAATTGAAATTGAAGGGCTGATTCCATTTATATTTGATTGTGGGATGATTTATCGTGGATATTTAGGTGAGGTTAGAGGCTTAAAGAGAACTATTAATAAATGGTTGAGTTTCGATTTTTTATGGAGAATGCAAGAATACGGACTTGTGAGTGATATTCGTGAAGAACGTATAGAGACTACTATTCCATGGCAGATGGGGGAGAAGTGTTACATCATTTGCAATGATAAGGCTATTTTATATAAATGTAGAACTGAAAGTTTTACTACTACATTTATACCGGTGACAAAATTAGGCTTGCAATTAGCTGAATTGTCTAAATGCAAAGCAAATATGGATTATATTATGAATTTCGCGCAGAGGGTGAAAATGTCTGCTGATGAGGTGTATATTTGTGATTTCCATTATACCAAGGATGGGATAAATTGTTTTAACATGAAGAAAGTATGAAGCGCAAAAAATACGCCTCATATTTTTATATTATGGGGTGTTTAATTTATAAGGGCTAAATGTTATCACATCTTCATCGAGCCATAAATTTAGCTCCTCAAGTCTTTTCTGTAACGGCATAAGTTCATTGCGAACAAATACACTACTTGCCTTTTCAACGTCACCAAAGCCCCCAACATTGCTCGGCATAATTCCCATCATCTGCGGCGGTACGCGGTGCGCTGCCATCATGTCATCCCGGCTCACGTTCTTGATGTTCAAAAACTCATCTTTCGCGGCAACCTCCGACAACGGGATGATCTGAATGCCGTCCTTTTTTCCGTTGGGAGAGTACATAAATAAGTTGCGGAAGTTGCCAGGCCCTTTAGCGCTTTTCATTGCCTGGCGGATATTATTCACATCCTCCTGATTCTGCGCAGCATCGGTCATGTACATGATGAAACCCGCATGGCTGCCGTTGATATAATACTTACGGCGAAACAGCGTAGCCGACTCGTTGAGCAGTGTTGAAGGGATGGCGGAGAGGTAGCCGGGAAGCCCGTATATTTCCTGGTTAATGTCCGGCTCCATCAGGTGAAAGATGCTCCCTTTGGTGAACTCATAAGGCTGAGTGGTCATGCCGTACTGCACGAACCAGTAAGTATCAAGGTCAATCCCGCGCCGGGTGTACTTCGCCAGTGATGGCTCCAATGACAGGACGCCGCCCAGCCTGTTCGTCCGTTTTTCCAGATAGGCGTTACCGAACACAAGATAGTCCTGGACGAAACGGGTAAAAGCCTGCTGGCTGAGCAGGCGGTGGGGGATGTAGGTACTACTGAGAATGTCACGCTTAACGGCTATTGGTGAGCTGTGATGTACAGCGGCGCGATAGGTCCGCGCCAGCCCGTCAAAGCTCACCGGCGGCTCATACCAGCGGTCCATTTGCACACATTCTACGTAGTCCAGAAGTTCGCGGCGGTCCAGTACCGGAATGGGATCGCCAAAGCTGAACGCCTGGGTAGTCGCTGCATCATTGGATTGTACGTCAGGTGGCATCACATCCTGTGCGGTAATCTCAGTCATTAAAAAATCTCCACAATGTTGCTGGTATTGGCGGCTTCGCCCTGCAGCGGTTCGTTAAACAGTGCGTGCATCGTTGCCCAGGCCAGATCGGCGTGGCTGGCTTCTTCGCTGCGGCTGGCTTCGTAGGTAGGGCGGTTTCCGCTGGCGGTGGTGGCGCGGCGGATAGCCATAAATGACTGCGCAATGTCGGTGTGTCCGGCGTCAAACTCCAGACGGCGGTGGCTGATAATGTCGTATGCCTTGAGCACCAGGGCGTTTTTGACGTTGGGGTTATAGACAAACTCCCGCACGGCAGGGAAAAAGCCTTTTACGTTTTCATAAACACCGTGACCGACGCCGGTGGAGTCAATGCCGATGTAGGTCACGTTATACTGCTGTGTAAGTTTGCGGATGGCCTCTGCCTGGGCGCGGAAGTCCATTCCGCGCCACTGGTGACGCTCAAGGATGCGGAACTTACCGCCGGGCACCGTCGGCGGGGCAATGACTACGCAGCCAGCGCTGTCGCCGTTCTGGGTACCTTTCGCCGGGTCATAGCCGATCCAGACTTCGCGCCAGCCGAACGGACGCAGGGCCAGCGCCTGAAAGTCTTCCCAGACTTCCCAGCTGTCCACCATGCAGGCTTGCAGGTCAGCCAGGGGGAAAACGGAGGCGAGATCGTCGATGAATTCACACATCAGCAGGTTCTGGTACTCGTCTGGGCTGTACTCCAGGCGCAGCTGGTCGAGGTCGAACAGGTTGCAGCCACCGCGCACGGCGTCCTCCACCGTCACGATCTGTCTGAACTGACCGTCAGCGCAAAGCAGACCGGCAGCAAGGGCTGAGTGGGTCAGGTCGATATCAACGCGATCAGCTTTTGCCCGCCCGCGATTGAACAGGGCGCCGGACCAGAACGGGTAAGCGCTGTGCGTCAGGCTGGAAGGCGTGGAGAAATAGGTCTGGCGCCATTTCTTGTGCAGCGCCATGCCGGAGGCGACTTTACGTAGCTCCTGAAATTTCGGGATCCAGAAATACTCATCAAGATACAGGTTGCCGTGGTAGCTCTGCGCGGTTCGGGCGTTGGTCCCGAGAAAATACAGCGTGGCGCCGTTTGGCAGCACCATGGGATCGCCTTTTAATTCCACGTCGACTTCTTTGGCAAACTCGATGATGTACTGCTTAAAAACATGTGCCTGGGCTTTACTGGCTGACAGGAAAATCTGGTTTCGCCCTGTCATAAGGGCGTCCATCAGCGCTTCACGCGCGAAATAATACGTAGCGCCGATCTGGCGCGATTTAAGCACGTTGCGGATGCGGTGCTTAATTCCTGCTTCCCACCAGTGGCGCTGATATTCAAACATTCCGTTGCGGAAAATTTCTTCCAGCTTTTCGATCTGTTCGTCAGTAAACAGGTTCTTTTCTGGTGTCTTGCGGGGGCCGCGGTTGCGGTTTTGCACGTTGGGGTTAAGGTCCGCCTCATTACCGCCGTTGTTAAATTTACCGATGCGGGCGTGGCGCTCGGACTGGCGCGCCAGCAGGTCTATTTCTTTAAAGTCTTTCCCTTCCTTGTGCTCCTTCATGATGAGCTGGCAATAGCGGGCGGCAGTGGTGAGCTGCATCTGATCGAGTGGGCCATATTCGCCCCACTTGTCGCGCTTTTTCCAGCTGTGAACGGTTGCAACTTTTTCGCCCAGCATTTCAGCAATGCGGGCTACGCGGTATCCCTGAAAATACAGCAGTAATGCCTGCCTGCGGGGATCGAGGTCTGCGGGGGTCATCGTTTCCATGGCACAAACATACGGCCTTGCCTGGCGCCTTTCCCCGGCTGGCCTTTGTATGGTTTACCGCACAAGGTCCGCGCGTTGTTTCACCCCCTCCATCGCAGCAACCATAAGGCCTCACAGAGTTATTTGATGGAGTCGGTCACATGGCTGTAAAAGCAAAGCGCTTCCGCATCGGTGTGGAAGGGGCAACGACAGACGGGCGCAATATTGAGCGTGCCTGGCTGGAACAGATGGCGGCGAGCTATGACCCGCAGGTGTATACCGCGTTGATTAATCTGGAGCACATCAAGGGTTACACCCCTGACAGCCCTTTCCGCCGTTTCGGGACCGTGGATAAGCTGGAGGCAGAGGAAATTGCAGACGGCCCGCTGAAAGGGAAACTGGCCCTGTATGCGTGGATCACCCCGTCAGAGGACCTGGTGGCGTATACCCGTAATCTGCAAAAGCTGTTTACCTCGATGGAAGTCAATACCAGTTTTGCTGATACCGGCAAAGCCTACCTGGTTGGCCTGGCGGCGACGGATGATCCCGCAAGCCTCGGTACTGAAATGCTGCAGTTTAGCGCCAGCGCCAGAAGTAACCCCCTGGCAGGCCGCAAGCAAAACCCTGAAAACCTCTTTACCGCCGCCGAAGAAACGCTGATCGAGTGGGAAGAAGTCCAGGACGATAAACCCTCCCTGTTTTCCCGCGTTGCAGCGATGTTCACCAAAAAAGAACAGAACGATGACGCGCGTTTTTCTGACGTGCATCGCGCGGTTGAGCTGATTGCTACTGAACAGCAAAACCTGAGCGAACGCACTGATCACTCCCTGTCTGCGCAGGATGCGCGCATTGCTGAGCTGGAAGCCTCCCTGCAGGAACAGCAGACCGCTTTTGCTGAACTGGAGCAGCGGCTGAGCCAGGAAGACAGCCGCAAAGATTATCGCCAGCGCGCGCCGGGCGGAGACGCACTGGCAGGCACACTGACCAATTGCTGATGGAGCATAAGAACCAATGAAAAAGAAAACCCGTTTTGCCTTTAACGCCTACCTGCAGCAGCTGGCACGCCTGAACAATGTGGAAGTGGAAGAACTTTCCAGCAAATTCACCGTTGAGCCGTCGGTACAGCAGACGCTGGAAGACCAGATACAGCAGTCCGCTGCATTTCTGAAGCTGATTAACATCACCCCGGTGGATGAGCAGTCAGGCCAGCTACTGGGGCTGGGTGTTGGCAGCACCATTGCCGGAACCACGGATACCACCACCAAAGAGCGAGAACCAACTGACCCGACGGTGATGGCGGACGTGGAATACAAATGCGAGCAGACCAACTTTGACACGGTGCTGACCTACGCAAAGCTGGACCTGTGGGCAAAATTCCAGGATTTCCAGGTGCGGATCCGTAACGCCATCGTGAAGCGCCAGGCTCTGGACCGCATCATGATCGGGTTCAACGGCGTGAAGCGTGCCAAAACCTCTGACCGCGAAGCCAACCCGATGCTGCAGGACGTAAATAAGGGCTGGCTGCAAAAAATCCGCGAAGATGCGCCGGATCATGTCATGGGCAGCGAAACCAAAGAAGGCGTGACCACCAAAGGCGCCGTGAAGGTTGGTAAGGGTGGCGATTATGCCAACCTGGACGCCGTGGTGATGGATGCGGTCAACGAGCTGATCGACCCGGTGTATCAGGATGATGATGATCTGGTGGTGGTCTGTGGCCGTGAGCTGCTGTCTGACAAGTATTTCCCGCTGGTTAACAAAGACCAGGAGAACACGGAGAAGCTGGCCGCTGATCTGATCATCAGCCAGAAACGCATGGGTGGCCTGCAGGCTGTACGCGCGCCGTATTTCCCTGCGAATGCACTGCTGATCACCCGCCTGGATAACCTGTCCATTTACTGGCAGGAAGATACCCGCCGTCGTTCTGTTATCGATAACCCGAAACGTGACCGGATCGAGAATTTCGAGTCCGTCAATGAAGCGTATGTGGTTGAGGATTACCGCTGCGCGGCGCTGGTCGAAAACATCCAGATGGGGGATTTCAGCGCGCCAGCTGTACCGGAAGGCGAGGGGGCATAACGCATGAGACTGAGTCCAGCACGGCAGCACCGCCTGCGCGTCCAGGCTGAACAGGCCGCCCGGCAGGGCGGCAATGTTCGCCACGCGACGGGGTATGACCTGATGCTGATGCAGCTGGCGGAGGACCGCCGCCGCCTGAAAGGTATCCAGTCCACCGTGAAGAAAGCCCAAATCAAAGTGGAACTGCTGCCCCGTTATTCCGCCTGGGTGGAGGGTGTGCTGGCTGCTGATGGTGCCCGGCAGGATGACGTGGTGATGTTTGTGATGCTCTGGCGTATCGATGCCGGTGAATATGCCGGTGCGCTGGATGCAGGGCGTCATGCGCTGCGGCACGGATGGGTGATGCCCATCGGAAACCGTAACGTCCAGACGGTGCTGGCAGAGGAAATGGCAGACGCTGCGCAGGCCGCTCTGCTGGCAGGTGAATCTTTCGATGCCGGGTTGTTACTGCAGACACTGGAGCTGACAGACGGCCAGGATATGCCAGACCAGTCACGGGCACGACTGCATAAAGCGATTGGCGCTGTACTGACCGAAACCAGCCCGGCCTCCGCCCTGAATCACATCAATCATGCGCTGCAGCTTGATCCACGCTGTGGCGTCAAAAAAGAAAAACAGCAGCTGGAGCGCAGATTGCGCAATGACAGCCGTTAACGGAACGTGCCCCGCGCACGGGCGGCACGGGGTGGCGAAAGGCTTTTGCCACATCAAAACCCCGTCCACCGCCCACTATTTCAGGAGAAAGCCCGCATGAAGTTTGTTGCGCCTGAGCAGGCGCCGGAACAGGCGGAAATTATCAAAAATACGCAGTTCTGGCCCGATGTGGATTTATCAGAGTTTCGCAGCGTGATGCGGACGGATGGCACGGTGACGTCACCCCGTCTCGGACAACTCATCCGGTCTGCGATGTCAGAGGTCAATGCGGAGCTGTACGACTTCCGCAAGCGCCAGCAGGCGCTGGGATTTATGACGCTGGCAGATGTACCGGCGGACTTGCTGGACGGTAAAAGCGAACGTATTCACCACTACCACAACGCCGTTTATTGCTGGGCACGCGCGCAGGTGAATGAGCGTTACCAGGACTACGACGCCACGGCCTCCGGTGTGAAAAGGGGGGATGAGCTGGCGGAGGCCAGCGGCGATCTGTGGCGTGATGCTCGCTGGGCAATCAGCCGGGTACAGGACGCGCCTCACTGTACGGTGGAGCTGATCTGATGAAAGTGCGTGCGTACCAGGGTGACACGGTGGACGCGCTTTGCTGGCGTCATTACGGACGCACGCAGGGCGTTACGGAGCAGGTACTGCAGGCAAATCCGGGGCTGGCTGAGGACGGCCCGTTCTTACCACACGGGCTGCAGGTGGAGCTGCCGGATATTGCCACCACTTCCACGGTGCAGACCGTCCAGTTATGGGACTGAAATATGACGCTTGAACGGATCAGCGCCTTCATCACGTACTGCATCGCTGTACTGCTGGCATGGATGGGAGATTTATCGCTTAAGGATGTGTCGACAGTGGGCGGTGTGTTGATTGGCGTGCTGATGCTGGCCATCAACTGGTACTACAAACACAAAACCTACCAGCTGCTGCGCGGCGGAAAAATTACACAGGGGGAATATGAATCCTTCAACCGTTAAACGCTGCCTGGTAGGGGCGGTGCTGGCGATTGCCGCCACCCTGCCGGGCTTTCAGCAACTTCATACCTCACTGGAAGGGTTGAAGCTGATAGCCGATTACGAGGGCTGCCGCCTGCAGCCGTATCAGTGTGATGCGGGGGTGTGGACCGATGGCATTGGCAATACGTCCGGCGTGGTGCCGGGGAAGACCATCACGGAACGGCAAGCCGCCGGGAGTTTCATCACCAACGTTTTAAGGGTGGAGAAGGCACTGGATCGCTGTGTCCTGGTGAGCGTACCGCAGAACGTCTATGACGCGCTGGTATCGCTGGCCTTCAACGTGGGAACCGGCAATGCCTGTGGTTCAACCATGGTGAAGTTTATCAATCAGAAGCGCTGGCGCGATGCCTGCTATCAGTTGCCGCGCTGGGTATACGTCAAAGGCGTATTTAATCCGGGGCTGGACAACCGCCGCGCGCGGGAGCTGTCCTGGTGCTTAAAAGGAGCGTAACGAAATGAAAAATAAACTGATCGGTGGGTTATTTTCGGTGCTGTACACGGCGCTGATGATTTTTAGTCTCTTTGTCCCAAACGGCATGGCCTCGGCGCTGGTCACCGCATTGACCTGGGTCGCCTGTTTGCTGGTCTGGGTGGCGGTACTGCTTTGCCTGGCTGGGTGGTATGCGGGTGGAATTCATCGGGAAGAGGCAACGCAGACGCTGACCCGCTTTTTCAGTACGCCAGGAAACCAGGTGATCCGATGGGCCAGGTGTTCGCTGCTTGTGATTTTTCTCGCCTTTACGGGCCACGTCATCACCCTCGCATTTTATCTGCTGACGCTGGTCGCGCTTAAGGTTCTGCGTGCGCAGGTTGTTGATGCGGAGCCGGTTACAGTATGACGCGCGCGCTGGCGGTAATTCTTGCGCTCGTACTGGCGGCGCTGGGCTGGCAGTCATGGCGACTGAATGAGGCCAGCCACACCATCGATCAGCAAGGCGGGGACCTGAAAACGGCGGGCGACAAACTGGCAAAAACGAACAGCCAGCTGATCGCCCTGTCCATCCTGTCCGAAACCAACAACCGGGAGCAGGCGCGGCTTTACGCGGCGGCAGAAAGTACAAACGCGCTGCTGCGAAGCCGTCAGCGCCGGATTGAGGAGCTAAAACGTGAAAACGAGGATTTGCGCCGCTGGGCTGGTACTCCTTTGCCTCCTGACATTATCAGGATGCGCGAACGTCCGGCCCTCGCCGGAGGTACAGCTTACCGTGAATGGTTGTCCCAGGGTGACGCAGTGCCGCCTGGAAAAGTCGGCGGCACGCACTAACGGTGATCTGCTGACCGCGCTGGATGAAGCAGAGGCGGCCTGGGCGGTCTGCGCTGACAAAGTGGACACGATAATTTCCTGTCAGGAGCGAAACAGTGAACAAGCCTCAATCCTTACGCCGCGCCCTGAATAGCGCGGTGCCACATGTCCGCGATAACCCGGATAAGCTGCATTTGTTCGTTGATAACGGATCGGTGGTGGCAACCGGGGCAGCGTCACTGTCATGGGAATATCGTTACACCCTGAATGTGGTGATTGTGGATTTCAGCGGCGATCAGGAGTTATTGATGGCGCCGGTGGTGGCCTGGTTAAGGGAAAATCAGCCAGATGCTATTCATAACCCGGAACTGCGGGAAAAGTTGCTTTCCTTTGAAGTCGATATTTTGCGCAATGATATCTGTGATATCAGCCTGAACCTGCAACTGACAGAGCGTGTGATAGTCAGCGCTGACGGTGACGTGTCCAGCGTCGAAGCTGTACCGGAACCGGACGAAATGTGGGCGGTGAGCCGTGGCTGAGCTGCAGGAAGTTGACGCCTGGTTAGATGCGTTGCTGGCGGAACTGGAGCCTGCCGCACGTAAGCGCATGATGCGGGATCTGGCACAGCAGCTGCGCCGCAGCCAGCAGAAAAATATCAGGATGCAGCGCAACCCGGACGGGACGGCTTACGAGCCGCGTCGCGTGAAGGCCAGAACGAAACAGGGCCGCATCCGTCGGCAGATGTTTGCAAAACTCCGCACCACAAAATACCTGAAAGCCGTCGCCAGCCAGGACGCGGCAAGCGTCGAGTTTGAGAGCCGGGTGCAGCGCATAGCCCGCGTGCATCACTATGGCTTACGTGATCGGGTCAGCCGTAAAGGGCCGGAGGTGAAGTATTCAGAGCGCCGTTTGCTAGGTATGAATGATGAGGTAAAAATAAGCATACATGACACCCTGCTGAGCTGGCTTGCAGGGTGATTATGAATTATGAAAAAATAGGGTGAATTTACTTCAGTTTGTGGTTAAGGAGTAATAATTCTACCTTGTTCGCCATAGCCGTCTTTGGCTTCGCTAATCAAGTCTTCCCAAGGCCATTTTATAGTTAAATATTTTCGATAAATTAAAATGGTCCTGTCGATAGCAGTAACTTCATCGGTTGCATCATTGTATGAGAGAACTAAACCTCTATCATCACCATCAACTTGCAATTCTTCAATTTTTTGAAGAACTGTGCGTAAGTTCCCTTTTAATATTCTGCTTTGTCTTTTTGAGGCGATTTTGAATATTTTATCCAACTCTAGGCCTTGTATTAATTCATCATCGCTAGAATCCATGATTACAGCCATGGCATGTGCATATATGCCAGTTGTTTCTGTCCGTCTGCGTATTCCGTAAGAAATATCTTTTGCGAATTTTTGATATCTTGAATTTAATTGTTCAGCGTATTTCATTGCTGCATCAATGAATTTGTCTTTATCATTTACGTCTGTAAGTGTTTCGCACTCTTCATCAATTCCAGTTTCATCTAGAATATTTAAAGCTAATTGTTGCAAGATGCCAACATTACCATAGCAGTCATCAAGTATACATCTTTTTATATGATCTGAAAATTTTACATTTAAGCTTTCTGAACCACTGGTTATTACTTTTTCCAAATCGGCTCTGGACCATGAGATAGGGATTTCTTCAATGCGAGAGCCAAGATCGGCGTTCAAGAATATTAGTAAATTAGTTTTCGTCCAGACGCCAATGATTACAAAAAAACAGCCGTAATCCCAAAGGGCTTTTAAATCGTATGAGAATACTTGTCTTTCATTTGTATTTAAGTAATGAAAGTCTTCAATAACGACTTTTCTTTTTGATTCGTTAATTATTTCTGCAATAAATCTTAAATCATTTATATCTTGCCCAACGCTGCCTTTTTTTATTACTTCTTCTTCAGAGGTTTCAAGTCCTAATCTAACCTTTAACTTGGCGATCAAACCAATTCCGCCTTCGGCTGAACCCTCCATTATGCCTTTAATTGTGTCTTTTTCTGTTCTTTCCAGTATAAGATTGATGCCAAGTTGAGAAAGTATGTCAATATAGATGTCTAAAACGGTTGTCTTTAATCGGCATTGAACAACTATAGCATCAGGTATATTTCTTTGTCTTAACCAAGACTTACCGCACTTTGATTCACCTCTTAGTGCTAGATGTATTGGTCTTCGTAATTTTCTACTGATTTCTTTATCGAGATTTCCCCTATCTACATACGAATCAGCAAGTATTGTTGGTGAGATACCAAAGACTTCGTGTGTCTGTTTCTTCATGATGACCCTCCTTATCTGTTTTGTATTATTTACCACACAACCGAATCCAAAGGAAAGTAGCTTTCTTTTGTTTAACTATCTACCCATGAATGCACAACTAACAGAAATCATGCGCCTTATCACCAATCTGATCCGCACCGGCATTGTGACCGAAGTGGACCGGGACGGCTGGCTGTGCCGGGTGAAAACAGGCGACCTTGAAACCAACTGGATTAACTGGCTGACCTACCGTGCAGGTAAATCCCGCACCTGGTGGTGCCCGTCTCCAGGGGAGCAGGTGGTGCTGTTCAGCCTGGGCGGCAATCTGGAGACAGCCTTTGCGCTTCCTGCCATTTACTCCAACGCCTGCCCGCCGCCGTCAGACTCTGAAAGTGCGGACGTGACCGCATACGAGGATGGCGGCTGGTTCGAATACGACCCCGCCACCGGGCGCTGGATTATTCGCGGCGTGAAAAGCGTGCTGATTGAGTCTTCGCAGGTTGTCTCCTGCAAAACCGGTGAGTTTGTGATCGAGGCTGACACCACCCGTATTAACAGCAATGTGATCCTGAACGGCGATGTAACCCACGGAGGCGGCGCGATGACGTCAAACGGCGTCGTTGCTGATAAGCATAAACACCCTGGCGACAGTGGCGGAACGACGGGAGGCCCATTTTGACGCTCTATATCGGGATGAGCCGCGATACCGGCAGAGCCATTACGGAAACTGACCACCTGCGCCAGTCGGTGCGTGACATTTTGCTGACCCCGCAAGGTAGCCGGCTTGCGCGCCGGGAGTATGGTTCCCTGCTTTCAGCGCTCATTGACCAGCCGCAAAACCCGGCGCTGCGCCTGCAGATTATGGCAGCGGTGTATGTGGCGCTGCGGCGCTGGGAGCCGCGGCTGCAGCTGGACACCATTACGGTTAACAGCAACAGCATGGATGGCGCAATGGTTATTGAGCTGGCAGGCCAGCGTAATGACGGCGTTCCCGTGTCCCTTTCCGTATCGACAGGAGCAGACAATGGCCGTTATTGACCTTTCCCAGCTGCCGCCGCCGCAAATTGTGGATGTGCCGGATTTTGAAACCCTGCTGGCTGAGCGCAAGGCTGAATTTGTCGCGTTATTTCCGGCTGAAGAACAGGAGGCCGTGACCCGCACCTTAACGCTTGAATCTGAGCCGGTGGTGAAAATGTTGCAGGAAAATGTGTACCGGGAGCTGCTGCTGCGCCAGCGGATTAACGAGGCGGCGAAAGCCGTGATGGTGGCCTATTCCGGCGGGGATGACCTGGACAATTTAGGCGCGAATAACAACGTACAGCGCCGGGTGATAACCGCTGCAGATGACACCACAACGCCGCCCACGGAGGCAGTAATGGAATCTGACGCGGATTATCGCCAGCGCATCCCGGCAGCCTTTGAGGGGATGAGTGTTGCCGGACCAGTCGGTGCTTATGAATATCACGCGCTTAGCTCGGATGGTCGGGTGGCGGACGCGTCGGCGTTCAGCCCGTCACCGGCGGAAGTCGTGGTGACTATTCTGGCCCGCGACGGCGATGGTACTGCGCCGGAAGACTTACTGCAGGTCGTCGGTGAGGCCCTGAATGATGAGGCTGTGCGGCCGGTGGCGGATCGGGTGAGTGTCCGATCTGCTGAGATTGTCCCCTATGAAATTGATGCGGTTCTTTATGTCTATCCTGGACCGGCAAAGGAACCCATCCTGGCGGCCGCGAAAGCGCAGGGTGCGGCGTACATCAACGAGCAGCGTCGCCTGGGGCGAGACGTGCGGCTGTCTGCGATCTATGCCGCTCTGCATGTTCAGGGCGTCCAGCGCGTTGAGCTGATGAAACCCCTGGCGGACATGGTGTTAGATAAAACGCAGGCGTCATATTGCACCGATTTTAAAGCAGAAATTGGTGGCTCTGATGAATAGCCTGTTACCGCCGGGGTCGTCTGCGCTGGAACGCAGGCTGGCGCAGGCCTGTTCTGGAATCAGCGATTTAAATGTCCCGCTGCGTGACCTGTGGAATCCGTGGAAATGCCCTGCAAAATTTCTGCCCTATCTGGCGTGGGCCTTCTCTGTAGATGGCTGGGATGAAAGCTGGAGTGAGCAGGAGAAAAGAACCGCTGTCAGTGAATCGTTCTGGCTTCATCAGCGTAAAGGAACAATAGCAGCAATCCGCCATGTAGTAGAAAAAATGGGTTACTCCATTTCTATCGAGGAGTGGTGGTCTGTTGCAGACCCGGCAGGAACATTCAGGCTTGAGATCGATGTGAATGATATTGGTATCACTTCCAGAATCCTGGATGAATTAACCAGATTAATCAACGATACAAAACCTGTCAGTCGGCATCTGTCGCAACTCAATATATCTGCAAAAGTATGCGGCGATATCCATATCGGCTCAACGCTGTGCAGCGGCGACATTATCAGTATTTATCCGGCCGATTATGAGGCTGAAGACAACATTACGTACAACGGCGTGATTTTTCACGACGGCAATTTTAATTACGGGTAAGACTATGACCAGACTGCCAGAGTTCTCATTGTGGGAAGAAGATATTGAGCTGATCTCCAGAGGCGAGCGCGTTTCCGGTGGGCTGGATGGCGTGGCTAATCGGCCATTGAAAAGTCTGGCAAACCGTACGCGCTATCTGAAAGATCAAGCTGACAAATTAAATAACCTGATCGCGGGGAAAGTTAGCGCTGTAAAAACCTTCGCCGCAGGGGCGACACTGGAATCGCCTCGCGAAGAAATCCTTTACGGCAGTTATAGGCTGGTGTGGACGGGAGAATTTCCAAAGACGGTTTTAGCCGGTAGTACACCGCAGGATACAGGCGGAGTAGGGGCTGGAGCCTGGGCCTATACATCTGATGCCGCTATCCGCAAAGACCTGGGTTCAGACGAGGGTGCAAATAAAGTTTGGCACAAAAAAAAGTACAGAGGTGCCGTACGTCGTCCCATAGCCGAAATGTTGGACGAAATCATCTCCCCCTGGGACTTCAACTGCAAACCTGATGCAGTCTTTGACCCGGTAACACAACGTCTGATAGACGGCACAGATAATACCGCTAACCTGCAGCGAATGTTCTCTGAGGCGCATTATCACGGGGTAGATATTATTCTTCCTTTTAGTGGGAAATTTGCCAGCAAGTCCCTTTATTTACATTATGACCCTGTAAAAAATCCAGACTGGACCGACCGCCCTGGCCGCCTGACAATTCGAGGCAGTGTGCTTGGACATGCAACCGGAGATGTGGAGCGTCAGGGGTCTGCGATTTATCATATTCCCGGAGAAAACTCGCCGTTAATATCAATGATTGGAGAATTCAGTATTTCCAACCCGGCAGCAATGGGCGGGTATTTTGAACTGTCTTCATTGAATTTAATCGGCAGCCAGGACAGCTCAGATGTTCTTTTATTGCAGGGCAGTCAGGGAGCGATGAAGCTGGAAAGGTACACTGTAAAGGTGCTCAATCCGGCGGGCAACGGAATAACAGAAGCCACTACATGGGAAACCATGCATATCCTTGGCCTTATCCGTGGTCCTGCTACAGGAGATGGTTCATGTACTGGAATCGGTCTGAATATTAAATCTGACGACACTATTGGTCAGATTAATATGAAACAGTACCTGAATGTCAACGTGATGAAGATGGGGTATGGTATCCGCGCCGGGCGTCGTGAAAAAGCTAACGGGACTTTAGGACCTTTAGTTTTTACTGGCGGACAAACTTCTGGCGCAGACCACTACGGAATGTGGCTGGATGGCGGGGTAATTTCTTTCAGTTGTACCGGCATGCAGCATGAGGGTAGTAGAAAAAACGGGCTCAGAATAGATAATATCCTGGAAGATGGTGGCGTGAGCACTGACCTGGCCCGCACTATTAATTTTAAGCAGAACTACTTTACTGGCTGTGGGTCTGTTGATGACCACTCTCCAGACAGTTACGGTGTTTATATTGCAAATGGTGATGGAATTGAACTGGATACACCGACGTTTAACCTGTCCCGTAATGGTATTGGATTTGATGCACAAAATGTCGATAACCTGTTAATTCGTCGTCCGCATTTCCGTACGGTTAGTGACTACGGCAAAGCGCAGGGCTTTGGTATTCGCTCTTTTTCAGACGGCGTCCCCTCAAAACGCCAGTATCTTGAGCATCCTGTTTTTAACCAGGCACATGCCACGCAGATTGATGATAAAGCCCGTGAAATATTTGGTCGCGGAGCGGCAGGAGGTCGAATCTCATTTTCGACAAACACACCGACGCCGAGCATTATTCACGGCTCAGGCTCAGGGAATGAGTCGTACCACATCCTCAATTTTAACAACACGACAGCCACCACTATTACCAATATTACCGGCGGCACGCCCTATCAGCGCCTGCTGATTACATTTTCAAACGATGCAACCACGATACAGCACAGTAGCAATATTGTTCTGCGTGGCGGTAAAGATGTTCAGGGAACGGTAGGGAAGACGCTGGAGCTGTACTACACGGGGTCATTCTGGCATGAGGTGGGAGACCCGGTCAGGTCGCTCACGGGAACAACCGCCAACAGACCATTCAGTACAGCGTTTCCCGGTATGGAATATTTCGATACCACGCTGAATAAACCCATCTGGCGTAATGCGGCAAATAACGGCTGGGTTGACGCGGCGGGTAATGTGGTCTGATTTATGTCCCGCCCCGTTGGGCGGGTAATATTATTTACTAATGAGGTAATCTCATGTCTTTTGTAATAAATAAAACGCTGGATGCCAGCGTGATTGCGGACAGTGGTACGGCAATAGGCTCTGTTCAGGTCACTGTGGATGTTACGTATTCTATTTCGCTGATTCAGGTAGTCGATGATACCACAGCCTACGCCTCGGTATCGGCATCGGTGAATGGACAACCGCCAAAACAGGTTGACCAGTTTGAATTTAACTACACACTGGAAGGTGGGAAGAGCTTGTTTGAGCAGGCTGAAAGTAACCTGCTCAATAGCATAAAATATGCTGGCGGGATAGTTATCTGAAAAATACCGCCAGCTCATAACTGGCGGTACTCCCTGTTACCTGTCAATTCTGACGGTAAAGCTAAGGAGAATTGACGCTGCGAATAGCATCATGAAAGCAGCATAACCGTGAAAGTTGCGTTCTACGTAAATTGTGAAAAAGGATAGCAATGCCATCTTCATAAAACGAGAACCTTTATAGTCAAAGTAAATTTTCATCATTTAATCCTTTTTATCCATGACCGCTGATAATCATCGGGACAAATGTTACGGGATACGCCGTGTAATTTGCGATGGTTATCGCCCCTCCTGACAAAGGCTTGGTAACGTGAATAAGTCCATCCCCCGCGGATCCTGCTGCAAAAGAAAGAAGCGCAGTATTTCTGTTATCCACAACACCTATTCCGGGCAGTGATGAGTCGGCAAAGATTAACCCGGCAGCGGCAGCGGCGGTACCATTTACGATAAATCTCAGCCAGAACAGAGACGCACCAACAACTTTTTCATAAGACAACGTTGCGCCCGCCGCTATGGTCAGGCCCGTTGCTTCTCCGTCGGCAGAACCGAGACCAAACCCGATGGTGTTTTTATTTACCAGGGTACTGTTTGTGCGTGTCTGGTTTGTCAGGCTGGTGATGTGGTTATTATCGGTATTGATTTTATTGTCGCGAACCTTCTGGTTTAACGAGGCTCTGATCCCATACTGGCGATACCCTCCGACGGTGTTATCCGTTACCACAGAGTCAGCTGTCGCAGCCGTATTGATGAAAGCTCCATTCGGAATAGCCAGACTTGCGCTGTCAACTGGCTGACCAGTAAAGTCACACGAAACCACTTTGCAGTTGGCCCCTCTCAGAATAATCGCATCGTCGGTTCCATCCCCGACGGCCGTTTTTTTAATGGCGCGCCATTTTACCAGGTATACTGCGACATCTTTTTCAGCATCGACTAATACCGGTCCGCAGTCATAGGTTGTTCCGCCGTGAATGGTGGCGTTCTTACCTTTGAAAATCAGTCCCGTACCATTCCCGAACAGGTTAGATATTTCCATGGGGGCTGCATTACTGGTGTGCCAAAAATACCAGCCGTTACCTGCAGAGCTGGATATACAGCTTGGAGACTCAAAAATAACCCCCCTGCTATCCGATGCAGCCTGTTCTGTAGTGTCATCTTTCGCAAAATCCTTAATGAGAAATTGCGGGATATCATTTCGGTTAAACGTCAGACCCGGCGCCATAAACGTCATTCCCAGGCATCCGGCAAGAACATGCGTCCCCTCGTCACGCTCCACCTTCATGGAGTTAAAAATCATATGGCGGCATTTGTTCCATATACCTCCGGTATGGTTAGCCTCCAGATGCAGTCTGTCGAATTTACAGGCGTTGGTGGCATCATGCCCGCCTGCATTATCAAACAGCACACAGGGTGCATAATTGTTTGGGTCAGCATTTCCGCAATACATAACGCTGACGTTCTCAAACGGGCTGTCGAACAGCTCGCCACCATAGATTGCGATGCCGCGGATATGTCGGATAGCGATGTTGCGCAGGCGAACATAGGAGCCATTCAGCAGGTTAATACCTCCTGCACCGACTGGCACATTACCCGTTTCTTTCCAGTAATCCCCGATGACTCCGCCAGAAATCTGAGAGTACATCAGACGTTGCCACGTCGGGTCTCCGGGGATAACGCCCTTAGTACCTACAGTGGTAAATGCAAACTTAGCATTACGGTGCGGGACAATGAGGGTGAATGGCTCCAGCTCATAATCCCATCCCGCAATAAAAGGCAGATCTTCTAATGCATAGGTACCATTTGGAAAATGAATTCGGCCATACTTTTTTTGTCCCTGAACATATGCGCTGTCAGTTCTGCCCCCCCAGTGTGCTACGGCTTTCAGGATAGCTTCGGTGCACCCATCTTGCATGTTCTTAAAATCACCCAGTGCATCAACGTAAATATCAACCAAAGCATCAGCAACAGTCCCGGAATATTTAAGGGAAACGATGCCTGTTCCTGGCAATTCGTTTGAACCCAGGTTTACGCGAACAATATCGGCAATTTACAATCAGCCTTTTCAAAGGGTTGCATAATGCTGATTGGCTACGCGCGGGTGTCTACCGGCGATCAAAACCTCGATTTGCAGAAAAACGCGCTGGTTCGCGCAGAATGTGAGCAGATTTTCGAAGACACAGCGAGCGGGAAAAATGCCTGACGCCCTGGGCTTAGGCGTGCTATTCGTCGTTTAAAACCTGGTGATTCTCTCGTGGTCTGGAAGCTGGATCGCCTTGGGCGTAGTGTTCGTGACCTCATTACTCTGGTCTCAGAGCTGCAGGATAGAGGCATTCACTTTCGTAGCCTGACCGACAGCATTGATACCAGTACGCCAGCAGGCCGTTTTTTCTTCCATGTCATGAGCGCCCTGGCTGAGATGGAACGCGAGTTGATAGTGGAGCGTACCCGAGCCGGTTTAGCCGCTGCGAGGGAACAGGGGAGAGTTGGCGGTCGCCGCCGGGTAATGACTGAAGAAGTGGTGGAGCGGTGCCGCAGAATGCTGGAGAACGGCGCTACCCGGCAACAGATCGCAGATGTGATAGGGGTGGGGGTGAAGACGATCTACAAATACTTTCCTGCTGCCGTCCGCGATCAAGGATTCCTGCCCTTCCCGTGATATGTAACATTTGAGATAATAAGTACTTTCAGTTTTGAAAACAGTTTGGTTTGTTCGTGAACGGTAAGAAAACAATAAGTTTTGAACAATTTTTAACTATTAACAGTAATCTTGTTTCCATCTCAGATACATGGGCAGACTTGTGGGCGTTAATTTTTCACACAGGTTTAAGCGTTGGAAGGCTGCTGAGTATTCGATATGATGATATTGATGATGGCTTGATACTGATACGAAAACAGGGTCACCTGAAGGAGCTACGTGTTGAATCAACCCCTCCAGTGGAGGGGATCATTGCTCGTAGAAGAGAACGCTATCCAGAAGATGTTTTTTTATTTCAGAGCCATTCTAACCGTGTGAAGTACCAACGCCGGCCGGTCACTATAATTGCTTTCAACGCCGCTTTACGTCGCGCCGCTAGATCATTACCAGACGTTAACGTAAGCAGTAGTAGCGCGAGAAACATACCGGACTAACCGCCTGTCCAGTCGCGTGTGGCCGATGTGACAGGCGTGGGGGTGAAGACTATTTACAAATATTTGCCAGTACAATACGGCGATAAAAAATCCCCTTGAGCAGGCACACTCAAGGGGAAAATACTACATAACATCATTGCTGTGTGCGTCTTTGCGCTCGTCTATCTTCCAAGAATATGCCTAAAGCTTCCAGATATTTCTGGTCTGAGCTGTTACATCATGGAGTAGGTGCCGATGTGATAGGTTAAGAGCGAAGATGATCTGTAAGTACCTTCCGACGTCGAGGGGCAAGGACCATGAATTTGGGTCTATACCATCCCAATTCATATATTCTTTGTAAGTCCATGAAATATCGAGCAAAGTATTCTTTTCGAAATGAACCATATGGAATAGCCAAAGGCTAAAATGCCCAGCGTAAAAACAACAATCAGCAAGTCCGTCTGTGACATCTTATATCCATTTTGCAGTAGCAGGTTTTGAGAAAAGATAGTTCATAGTTGGCACATAGACAACATAATCACTAAGTGAAACCAATATCAGAGGCTAAAAGGTGACTGGTTTCCTCCTCAGTGTTCCTGATTGATAGCTGGAACCTGTATTGATCAGATCTCTTAATGAATCTACTGTATATAAAAACAGTGTGCGCCGGGAGACCGGTAGAGATCAAGGGGTGAAAGTCCCCGACCATTGAAGGACCAGCAATCCACAAGGTCCCCGAGTCATGCGTTGCATACCGCGAGGTATGGGGCGAAGCGTTGACAGGGGTGTTGACAGGCCAGCCATTGAGCCACGAAATCTATATTAAATTACCGGGTGCCGACGTTGTACTGTTAACGGAAGGCAACATCATAGGGTGCGATACTGCGAGTGCCACATGGACCCGGCGGGGTCTGAGACCCTGGCATGTCAATACGATCTCTACGCGGGAACCGGGAGATCTCCCCTCTGACCATCTGCCAGTGTCGGAGATGGCCCGCACCGGGAAGACGAGGAGTCATAGCCGGTGATGTACGGAGAGGAGAAGTCGGACTCGCTCATAGTAGCGGCGAAGCAGGCGAACAACCCGAAAGGAGCGGAGTCAGTGGAGCGAAGGAGCGGGGCCAAGGGGAACGCGGAACAGCCACACATGCGCCGGACACAGAGCCGGGAAAGCATGTCACAGAGGCTGTCACGCGTGCGGGAAGCTGCGAAGCAGCGGAAGAAAGAACGGTTTACCGCATTGTTCCACCTCCTGACAGCAGAGGCACTGGAG